TAGGTGCGGACGCACCTTCCCCCTGTCAGGGCTTCACGTACCTCATCTGCGCGATCGCCTGAGCGTTGAGGACCAGTCCCTGCACCGTCAGCCCGCTGATTGCCGCCGTGTATACCATCCGCGCGCCACACAGCACGCAGCGGAACGGATCGACGTTTAGAAAGGCTTTGGCCATCTGCGCAAAATACAGCTTTGGTACAGATGCTCATCTATATTTTAGACGAGCACCGATATTCAGACCCTTTCGACCGGCACTTTCTGGCCTTTAGGTAATGTGACGATCAAAGCTTGTGATTCTCCCCCATCATTAATAACATCAGAATAGACCTTGCCACCCCTATCGAGAAAGTCTCCCAATCGCATCTTGACAGGGACCGGATCATTACTCATGTGATCATAAGCTTTAATGCCGTCTTGAGCTTGCGAACCAACCATTACGTTCAATGATGGAACTCTCAAGTCGGTGGCTTTTATTCTTTTCGGAACGTACGCCGATGCTTCGTGTGTTTGGGCACCTGTGCGGCTGGCATAAGGATTGGGACGCAGTTGCTCATGCATAAAAATGCTCGCTATGGATTCTGGATTGCCCGCGAGTTTATCGTTTTTTATATAACTACTATCCGTTACTCTGAAAAGCTCGGTATCATGGTCAAGTCCCATTACTCTCATTGGATCATGCATGTCCAGAAACCGCTCTCTCTGACTATGCGAAAGCTGATGAATGGATGTCAATGTATCCCCACCAATATGAGTGGATGTAGAGGGAGCTGAGGCTGTTCTTTGTGTATCTGGTGGGCGATACACATGGCGTGAGCTCGAGGTGCCGCAAATATTACCCATAGTAGTTTCCTCTTTTTAAAAACTGCAGATTGCTTCGTTTTTTTTGCCCGACTCTCTGGTGTATGTATAGTGCCAATGTAATATTGACGCATGTATGTGACATTGCCAGAGTTCACAAGGCTAAAAACTTCTTCGCTACTATTTGAGCTTTAATTTTTTTCTAATTTCAGCTGCTGCGCCTACAAGTTCCTCAAATATCCTGCGCATTTGCACGTTGTCTACCTCAATCAAGGGGGTGCGTGTATGCAGTACGCCATTCTTCTCTTTCGTCATTCCGAAAGTTAGGAAAGGTTTTCTAAGACTAAAGTTGTTCAGCTGGAGCGCGTGGTTTAATTTGTCAATACTGCTATCTTGAAATGTCCCTACGTCAGCGGTGAAATATACCCAGCGAAATTCGTCTTGGTAGACTTTTACATCCATGCCACTTTGGAACTCAAAGCAATAGACTTCATCGTTATGTTTCTTGTCAGGTAAGGGCGGCATGTTGTAGTCCTTAGCCAGCCCTTCCACAAGCAGGTCAAATGCGTTTTTCATAATGCATCTCCTCATAATTTAATTTTATGAGTGGTCACTGAGCAGCATCAAGTTCCATTTTTGATGATGCTCGTCAGTGAGCAAAGCTGCTGGCGGGCGCGCAGATCGTAACCGCCCGATAGGGGAGCCCGCAGAATTCGGAAAAAATCGTACTACAAGGGCTTCCCCATTGAGCACAAGCCCGCGACCGTTTCTGAAGTCGTGCCCATCTCCAATAGTGGCCACTAAAGCACTTGCTGTGGTCGAGCCAACCCCACGCAATTGCAGCAGCCTACGGCTGCGGTCGTCTTCGCGAGCGATCTGATTGATGGCCCGATCAAGTTCCACCAGCCGATCCTCGATATGGCTGGTGTGCTCCAACAGCTCACTCATGCACCGTCTTGCCCAGCCAGGCAAGCTGTCCAGAAAGGGACCAATCTCTTTTCTCAATCGCTCTGGGCTTTGTGGCATGACCACGCCGAATTCAGAAAGTAGTCCGCGCAGTCGGTTGTACGTAGAGGTGCGTTCTTCGATGAATCCCTGGCGGGTTCGATGAAGGCAAAGAGTGGCCTGCTGATGCTCGTCTTTAACAGGGACAAACCGCATGCTGGGTCGGGTCACTGCCTCACAGATCGCGGCCGCATCTGCCGCATCGTTCTTGCCGCGCTTACCCGACATTCGATAAGGCGAAACGAGTTTAGGAGCCATCAACTTGACCGTATGGCCGTGCTCGGCGAACACCCTCGCCCAATGATGAGCACCTGAGCAAGCCTCCATACCAATCAAGCACGGGGGCAGCTGGGCGATCAATGGCACCAGTTGATCCCGCGCAACCTTAGGCTTCACCAAGGTTGCTTTATCTAGAAGAGCAAAGCCCTTCCCTCCGTATTGAAGTCCCGGTAGGTGTAAGCGGGAATGGTATTATTAAGGAAATGCTCTCTGTTGCTTTGCATAAAGTGGACTATGAGAGGTCCTTTCCAAAAATTGATTTCTTCAATTTTTTGGGCGCTTTGCCAGTGCCTGTCTTGAACGCTTTCTGGTACTCTGATCCTAGTGGCAATCTCAGCGCTTGCGGAATGGGTGTCGGTACGTCAGCTTGGAGACAGGAATATATGAGGAGTGTTGTCGAGGTTAATACCACCAAGCTTAAAGATTGGGAATACGAGAAAGAGTACAGAGCTTTGCTTACTCCTTTTTTGATAGATCTTAAAGATCACCTCTCCAGAAAGTGTGTGTATGATTTTGATAGCTTAAACGGCTTAATTTTCGGAATTAAAACGCCTGTCGCTGAAAAGATGAAGGCCATTTCGATAGTGAAAGCTCTATGTAAAGCCCATAATCGAAATAGCTTCAACTTTTATCAGGCTAGGTACAATCTTACCGCCAACAAAATCACGCACCATTTAATCGATGTAAGCTTAGAGTGCTAAAGTGGCCTGCGGTGCATGATGAAATATCACAGAGTGATAGCTATCAATAATTTCTGCCCATCAGCTGATTTTGTTCCCTGGCTGCTTTTTCCCGCTGTCGATCAATGTAATCAGCCAAGTCTTTAATGTGGATTCCGAGAGCCGCTTTCTGGCTGTCAGCTCCAAGGCGTACAACGGGAATGTCTATCTCGCCGTCCAGTCTTTTACGCTTGAACTTTTCGACTGTTAAGTGCATGTAATCGGAGCATACTTCGTTTAAAGGGATCACGGCTCGCCCGTCATACTGCGCCATCAGCAGAAAGAGGGTATTCATGGCTTCACCTGCTTGAATTCAGTTACCCAAACCCACGGGTTCTTGTCCTGTGCCTTTGGTGGTTGTCACTGGAAGGCAGTGACCACCTTTGAATCAGGCCGCTTTCAACTTGGCCTGTGCATCGAGATAGGCTGCTAGGTCGTGCAGGTACACCACTGGCTGGCCCTTATTCGATCCGCCCAGCCGAGTAACCTTCAGGTCGATACGGCCCGCGTTGATCTTGCGAAGCAGGTAGCGGTCACTCGATATGTGCGAGAAATACCGTTCCCGCACAGTGCCCAGCGTGGGGCAGGGCGTGGCGAACTCTTCCCGGAGTTGAGTCAACGTCTCACTCACGCAGCGTCCTCCCCGTGCCCCTCCTTTTGGGGCACTAACTGAAGGCGAATCAGCTCCGCGAGACCCTCTTTCGATTTGCCGGTTGCCGTTGCGCAAAGCCGTCCCTTTGCGTCCGCCACCACTGCGCCATATGGTCGCTCGGGGCATCGCGTGGGGGTCACATAAGCGACTTGGCCCTCAAGCAGTACAGCGTCCACAGCTCGAAATACTTCCGCCAATTCGGCAGTAACAGGCGGCAAGCCGTCCAGCATGCTGAGGGCCTCTGACGTTGCGCCGATCAACGTCGAGCGACTTACGATGGTTGGGTGGTTCAGGTGCAAAGGAACCAGTTTCAGCGCGCATACGGCGTGAGTAATTGCATTCAGAGTCATGCTGCGGCGTCCTTCTTCGTGGTCGTGATGCCAAGCTGGTCCGAAAGCCAGGTAACACCTGCCTCCTTGACCATCACCACTGCATAGTGGCTGTAGGCGTGAATGTTCTTGTTCCAGCGGCTGCGCGAATCTACGTACAGGTAGCCTTGGTCGCGGTGCTTGGGTGCGAGCTCGCCTGCCTGGGTCAGCACGCCGATTTCTCGCAACTTCGCTCGAAATGTCCGTGGCTTCATGCCCAGAATCGTTGCTGTAGCGTCGAGGGTTCTGTTCATGACGAGTGCCTCAGGCCACGGCCAGCAAACCGTGTGAGCGGATGGCGCGATACAGCTCGTCCAGTGCGCCATACAGCTCTTGAAGGCCGCTGTCGTTGGTTAGTACCAAGTCGTCCGGGTGGACTGACACACCGGCTTCGCTGATGTGGGGATTAACTTCGGCTGCGTCGGGGCGGGACAGATGAATGACGGTCCCGCCGCGTTTACGGATGAAGTCAGCCTCGTTTTCGAAGCGGACATCGCTCACGACAAAGCCCGGCACGCTATCGAACACCGCACTGAGGCAATCAAGGTTCTGTTCGGCGAGGTCGACCCATAGGTTTGCACTGATCATGTGACGGCCCCACTCTGTGCCGAGCAGTTGCATCAACTGGCGAGGTGAGCGACCCAGCCAGTCAATGGGCTGCTCTTTCCTGTCGCCCTCAAGGTCTTCAGGACTGAGGTTGAATATGGCCATGATGCCTTCGCGCAATGGGTCGGCGAATGCGTAGCACTCAAAGGGGCTACGGAGGTTGCGGGCTCTGCGCTGGGCGGCTGGGGTGGTGCGGCAGCAGGTGCGGCGATTGGCACCATGATTCTGCCGGTCGTGGGTACCGCGATTGGGTCGGCAATTGGTGGCGCTCTGGGGGCTTGGGGCGGCGGGGATATCGGTGCGCTGTTGGGCAAGGAGCTGTTCGGCACTCCTGAGAAAGAGAGCAAGCCTGTGTCGTTGCTGGCAGCGCCTCCGGTTCCGGTCGCGATGCCTGGGCCAGTAGTGCCCACGCTGGGTGCGACGGCCAAGACTTTCGATAACGACCGGGTGCCGCTGATGGCTCGGGGGCCAGCTCCAGCGCAGGCTCCGACCGGGCCGCTGATGGGAGATGTAGGGCGGGCCATGACGGAAAAGCCTGCAGCAAGTCCTGCCGCGCCGATTGTCATCAAGCCCGATGCACCCAAGATGCCGACACCCAAATACGAACAGCGGGTTTCGATTCATGCGCCTATCCAACTGACCGTTCAAGGTGATGTGAAAGATCCGCAACAGCTGATGCGTGATCTGGAACCGATGATTCAGCGGGCTATGCGCGATTCGGCACAGCAGTCCCAACGCTCTAATCTGTTCGATGCTCCGCATGTCGAGTAAGGGGGATACATGGCTTACATGGAACAGCTGCAGTCAGGTATGAAGTACCTGGTGGTTGCAGGCGAGACAGGCCGTCGCGATCTGGACGGCATGCTCTCGCCAGTCAATGGTGCGATCAGCGAAATCAGTGGTGCGACCGCCGAGATTGAGGGGCTGCCTATCGTGGGTCCCGCCATCGGGGCCAAGCTTCAACGGGTGATGCGGGGTGTGAGCGCAGCACAAGCAAAGGTTGGGGCCGTCGTGTCGACGTACAGTCGTGCATCAAGGGCGGCGACGCAGATTGACGAGCGCCTGGGAGTGCTCAAAGAGCAGGCAGCCAAAGCCGGAACGGCCATCAACAAGGTCGCTGGCAGTATCAGTCCCGCGCTGGCCAACGTGGTGCCCAGTTCGTCATTTGCCGCGCAAAAAACCCCTGCTGTCGAAGCGGTCAAGCCGTTTGAACACCTGCTGATCTTGCAGCCTCTGAGCGCGAAAGCCGAGCCGTACTACTTCAATCTGGACACCGCTGCGTTCGACGAACTGAGCCGTTCCAGTGAGTTCCGCTGGGCGTCGCAAGAGCGTCTAACGCGTCGTCCGGCACAGCAGAACATCGGTATGGGTGAAGATTCACTAACGCTCAAGGGGGCTGTATTCCCAAATTTCAGGGGCGGCATTACGCAGCTCGATACCTTACGCGGCATCGCGGGCCTGGGCGTGCCTCTTGCCCTGACCACGGGCTATGGGGCAGTGCTGGGTAACTGGTGCTTGAAGAAAATTCAGGAAGATCAGAGCGCTCTGATGCAAGGCGGCATACCCCGCAAGCAGGCGTTCACGCTGGAGTTCACACGCTATGGCGACGATATGCAGAACGTCTGACGGGGATATTCTCGATACCATCTGTTTCAACCATTACGGCCATTTGAACGGCTCTGTGGAGGCCGTGCTTGATGCCAATCAAGGCCTGGCCGATGAGGTTCAGCCTTTCCGAGGGGGGCTGATCATCACGTTGCCTGACCTTCCCGCATCCTCTGACGAGACCGTGATGCTCTGGGGCTGATCCCGGCGTTACGCGTAACGAACCTTTTCTTTTGTCCAGCCCCGTCGAATGCGGGGCTTTCTTTTGGTGTATCCGAATGAAACCCACTTTCCGGATCGTTGCCGACGGCACCGACATCACGGCGCTCATCAACGACCGATTGATTCAACTGCGCACCACTGACAAGCCTGACATGGACTCAGACGAGTTTGAGCTGCGCATTGATGATCGAGATGGCGCGGTGGCATTGCCAGCGAGGGGAGCCGATGTTGAGGTCTACTTGGGCTATGAAGGCCAGAAGCTGACCAAGATCGGCCTATATACCATTGATGAGATTGAGATGTCTGGTCCTCCTGACACGATGGTCATCAAGGGGAAGGCGAGCGATATGCGTGGAAGCGGCAAAACCACGCGAAGCGGCAGCTGGGAGGATGTGCCGCTATCGAAGATTGTCAGCGACATTGCCGCCCGTAACGGCTGGACTGCGGCTTGCAACGTAGCAACGAAGGTGCCGCGTGCTGACCAGCTCAACGAGTCGGATTACCATTTCATTACACGGCTGGCAAAAAAGTACGACTGCACGGCTAAGGTCGCGAATGGCAAGTTGCTCGTCATGCCCAGGCAAGAGGGTGTCAGCGCCTCAGGGAAAGCGTATGGCGTTCTTGCTATCACCCGCCAAGACGTCAGCCGATGGCAATTCAGGCTGGGTGATCGTTGGACACACAAAGCTGTGTCGACGAAGCATCAGGACAAGAAAACCGGGAAGCTCCAGATCGTGACCCTCAATAACGACGCGGCCCCAGACGGTCTCCCGCCTGTTCATACCGACCGACATATCTACCCCAACAAAACTGCAGCGGAGCAGGCCGCCAAAGCGCGGCTTGCTGCTTTCAATCGCAGCACTGCAGGCATCCGCCTTGAAATGGTTGGGCGTACTGACCTCTTCGCGGAGCGAATGATCAGCGTGCAGGGTTTCAAAGTGGGCCTCGATGGCGAGTACCTGACCGA